GACAGTCATCAATCCAAGCATTGTAACCATCGTTAGCTTTGTAATACCTGACTTCACCTGCCGAACCTGAATAAAAGTTCCTGTTACAGTATTGGTCAATCATACGTGAAGCAGCCTCAATGCTGTTCTCAATCAACAAGTCATCAATAGTGTCAGTTATTCTCAAACTAGCTTTAACATCAGCCAGCGTGCAATAGCCATTTACAATAGCCAAAATAAACTCCTCAAAGTCACTACTATTTTACTTGACTAGCGACTATACGCTGTTTCAAATCAGTTGTGCTAATACCCTCAGTATAAGGAACATAAAGCAAAGTGATCTCTAAATCATCCAACCATGCTTGACTAAAGCCCATCTGTTTATAGTAGTCACGTGTAGCCCAATCGCTACCAATCACCACAAAATCAGGCATAACATCAACAATGGCAGGTTTACTGTCAGCCCCACCAACATTAGCGACAACCCGATCAACACAACGCAAACCCAACAAAATCTCTTTACGTTCCTCAAACGACATCACAGGTCGCCTACCCTTATACCCTTCAATAAACTCATCCGTATTCAAAGACACAACAACAGTGCCAGAGTCGCCTGCAATCTTACGACACTGACTCAAAAACCTGACATGCCCAGAATGCACCAAATCAAAAGTTCCACCGGTATAAACTATCTGTCCCAAGCGTTCACCCTCCTAATCTGCAAACTCCAGTCACCCTGAGTCAAATCATTCTCAGCAACCTTTTTTTCATACAACAAATGGTTAGCCCGAAACGTCTTATCATTTTGACTATGAAAACCACTATTTAGAGTAGAGCTGTTGTCATGTTGCATAACAGCATGAATAAACTGTGCTTCAACACCAGCAGCCTGCAACCTGCGTTCATAATCATTATCCTCAAAATAGATAGGATGGAAACGCTCATCAAACAGGCCTGCCTTTAGCACTGCCCCTTCACCTAAAACAAAGCCCGACCATTTAGGCATAATGCTCAAAAAGTTTATGCTCTCAGTGTCAACCTTCTCAGCGATCTTAGCTAACGCACCAGGCGCAAACACACTGTCATCATTCACCAAAACCCAGTAAGACGCAAACGGTGTTGACTTAACTATTAGGTTCAGCCCACCACCATAACCCAACCCATGCGGTAGCTGTATCAACCAAAGATTTTTCACTAACTCAGGTTTATTGGGAATAAACTCACGTTTACCTGAGTTATCTACAATAACAAGATGCTCAACAGGATAATCAATGCTCGCCAAAAGCCTATGCGCTAAATCAAACCTGCTGTAAGTCAAAAACCCTAAAACAGGGATCAAAGCGCACTCATCTTAGTAATCAGCGGCTTCCACATCTCATCAAACACCGTATTCGCATCATACTTTTTAGCGTGAGCAACAGTGTCAGGAAATTCTTGTTTACCTCGCTGATAAGCGATCTCTAACGCCTGCGCAATCTCATGCACAAACGGAACATTAAACCAAGTGTGATGCCCAGAGTCCCACAACGGTTGCCCATTCACCAGCAAACTATCAGGCCCAGCAAGTTCAGCCGAAGCAGCAAAGTTAGAAGTCACAATAGGCACACCCGCCGCCTGGCACTCAATCTGTGGCACACCAAACCCTTCACCATAGTTGCAGAATAAACCAACATCCCAAGCCGAATAGATAGCAGCCAAATCCTCTTGACTAATCCCATACTGGTATGCAATAGGGTCAACAAACTTGACTTTATCTGCCGGCACACCACAAGCCTGCAAAATGCTAGGCAACACAAACCCCGACTGCTTACCAAACGGATCGCTATGAATGTAAAGCATCACGTCATCATGTTTTTGAGCAAACAAACCAAACGCCAAAAAATTCTCTGCAACAGCCTTCCTGTGAATAAACCCTCCAGCCTTATTCGCAAAATTCATGCCAACAACAAACTTATCTTTAGAGTCAATAAACTCCTCACCTGTTTGACCTGTTGACTGCAACTTTGATGTTGGCTTAAACACACTCGTTTCAATAGCGTGAGGAATATATTCGCTTTGAACACCTGCCTGCTCAATCATGTTTTTACCAAACAAACTCATAGCAATAGGAGTCACATTAGGTTTACGCAACCAATCTAAAACCTTAGCTGGTGCAGGCTGATGGTCAATAGGAACCCAAGAAGCAATAGGCAAAGTATCTAACGCAGGATTATCTAGGAGCACCCAAACGTCATAGAGGGTCAACACCCAAGATGGCAATCCTGCATTTTCGCTTGACCAGTGTGCATGATGCATAGGCAAAACATCAGTGCTGTATTGGTTCATACCCCGACTGTAATGAGGTATCTTACCGAACCCAGTTTCAATCTGCGTGTTCACACCCTCACCACCATAGTTAGAGAGCATCGCCACTTTATGTCCCGCCCTAACAAGCCTGCTGATCACCTGTTTACTTTGTGTGCCATAACCTGTCGGCTGATTGAGAGAGTTGCTATACCAAGATATTGCGCATTTAGTCATGTAATTAGGATAATAGAAAAGACCCCCAAAACAGCCCTACGCAGCTGAATTGAGGGTCAATTCTTTGCTAACAGATGTTAGGCAGTTCCTCCACGGAACACCTTTAGGTTAGCCTTCTGGATTAGAGCAGAGTCCAATCTCCAAGTGGCACGCCAAGTAGCAAGGTCGTTACCGAACGCATAGTCATCGCTTCTGTCAACCTGAAGGCCTCCAGCGTTACGGATGAACAGCGACTTTAGATCACCAGCAACAAGTGAACGAACACCAGTTCCAGGTGAAGGTAGAGCAGGAGTTTCAATAACAGGAACACCAAGCACTAGGTCACGACGATCCTTAGAGTCACCAACCTGGAAAATGTAGTTTCCAGCAGTGTCCTTCAACTTACGCAGTGCTGCAATAGAAGTGCTGTTTGCAAGCAGAGCGAATGAAGGTGACTGACGGACTGCACCATCTAGAGAGTAAATCAAGTCAATCACGTTGTCGCCAGTGAACGCACCAGATACACCAGTCGAACCAGTAACTCCGGTGCCTGCTTGAGTTAAGAAGCCTTGATTTTCGACAGTTCCGGTGCCATTGACAATCTTGTCGGCAATAGCGTAACCGAATGCGTTACCAAACTGACCTGCAAGGAAGCCAACAATGTCAACACCAGAGTCCAAAACAAGTTCGCGAGATAGCTGTGCTAACGCAGAGAATTTGTATGCACCCAAAGTGGTGAAAGTGTTGAATGTTGGTTCACTTGTGCCAATGCTTACACCCTGACCAACGATAGTTGCAGTAGAGAATCCAGCCTGTGAAGGGATTTGTAGGTTCTCACCTGAAGCAGTGTTGATTACAGTAGCGTAGTCAAGCAGTGGGTTTACAAGACGAGCAACCGCAACGATCTGGTTGTAGAAGCCAGTTGGAACAGGTGCACCAGTTGACGAACCAGTGATACGCTTTTCCATCTTGAATTCGTAGCCACGAAGTTCACCGGCAGCCATCTTACGAAGGATGTCAGTTTCATCGTCACTAACAGTTGCATCTTTGAAGTTAATTGCTGAAGCCTGAATTTGCTCGGCAACTTTAGCCTCACGTGTTTCAAGTTCAATTGTTTCATTACGACGGTCAATCTCAGCAGTCAACGCAGCATACTTAGACTCATCCTCGCCAGTCCACACGCCACCACGTGCCTCAACTGAATCAATGAGAGCCTTAGCTTCATGCCAAGCCTTCTGCTTCGCCTCAACCTGCTTAGCGATAAATTCGCTCATAGTAGTTAGTCCTTTCAAGACTATAAAGGGAAGGGATTATTTTTGTCGCGATACACGCTGAACATGCAGGGGATAAACGCACACTGCACTAAAAGTCTATAACACACTAAAACATACTTAAAAGAAAAACCCCTGCCAGGTGGTTGGCAGAGGAAAAGAATGTGGCTCTTTTTTTAGTTGATCAGCATAGGAAATGGAAATAAACTACACTGTTCAAACCTAAGTTTAGACTCGCTTCATCAACAAATCAAGTTCCTTCTTTTTCAAATCAAGCAACGCAGAAGCATTATTGACCTGCTCATCCTTAGTCAAAACCTTAGACAAAGTTTCAGTCAACAACTCGCCCTGACGTTCAGTCAACTCCTGGCCAGCCTCCAAAGCCAACAACGCTTCAGTCAACTCCTCAGCACTAACCCCACGCAACTCAGCGAGCTTAGCGATCAATTCAGGTAATTCAGTCATGCTTCTAACAGTAGCACTACCCTCAGTGCCAAGATACGCAGGAAACGCCACACCAACAGATACCTCATGAACATTGATACGCTTGAGCACACGCTCACCAGCGTTAGGCCACTCATCGCCACCAACAGGAACTCTAAAACCAAAACTAAAACCAGTCACATCGCCACGCTTAATTAGAGTAGCCGCATCACGACCAGCCTGAGTATCAGGCAAATTAGCGTCAACACGCAACCCACGCTCATCCTCAGTAAGCCTTAAAGTGCCAGCCCTAGTGCTACCCAAAACAGTGCTAGTGTCATGATTCCACAACAGTTTCACATCATTCCTAGACTTTAGACTGTCCCTAAACGCACCAGGTTCAATACGTTCAATAAAAGGCAACGGTTGACTAGCACTATTGAAAACAGCAGCATAACCAGTCAAAGT